GCCACCATCGCCACAGAAGCGAAATAAGCCACCTACAGGGCATTAAAAAAGACCCCGTGGGCAACAACACCACACAGGGTCTTACAATGGCACAGGGCTTATTTTATAAGGTGAAGCCGTTGCGCAAAATGTTTATAATAGTGTTAACATCGTCACTCAACATATTATTGGTGTCTGCGAATTTAACATTCACCATCTTTGTGAAGCCTGAAACGTCTTTGACCTTAGTAAGACGTGAAGAAGCTGTTTCAACGCCTGTACTTGTGATAGTCTTCTTTTGCAGAACGATGTAAGGTGTCAGACCCATCAGATAGGTTGAATCGAACTTTGAACCGCCAAGCACCCGAACTTCTTGTTTCTGTGTTCTGAAAAGAACGTCTGTGCAAGGTTCAACTTCTTTCGTCCATACGATTCTGTCGTCACAGGTCATCACATAGACACCACCGCCACCTAGTAAATTGACCCTCAGTTCAAGTCCAACGGTGTGCCCTATCAGGTCAACAGGCAACGATTCAAGACCGATGAAAGGCACAAACAGGTTCAACTCTGTGTCATAGTCGGCTGTACTCTGTGTGGTGTTTGGAATCTCAACAGAACCGAATGAAAGAACCTGTGTGTCTGAATCCAAGTTATGCACAGTTGTGTCAACCATAAAGTTACCGCACATCAGCTTCGATGTAGAACCTTTGGCAACATGAAAGAAGAATCTTTTGACCCTGTTCACGTAATCGCCAAGGTCGTAAGAAATCGGGTCTTCTTTGGTGCTTCCAACATCGCCTGTATAAGGTACAAATCGGGCGGTCGCAAAGTCTTCAAGATTCTGTTCGTTCAACACATAAGCGTTGATGAATCCATACTTCTTTGTCGGTGTCGTCTGTGGATTCGCCACACCGTCAACTATGATGTACCAATCGTCACGGTCTGCACTTCCAACTGTAGGCGTTATTGTACCTGTTGCGGACAACTTGTCTTCACTTATCGTCATAGGTACAACATACATAGGCGCAAACGTTGAATAGCCTGTTATTTTACACTTGTCAGGCTCATCGAATTGATTACCGCTATCAGCGTTTAACGTGATAGTAAGCGGTTCGCCAACGAAACAGTATGTCGGGCGTGCAACAGGTGTGCAACCTGACAGGTTGTAGTCGATACGCATAGCCTGTTTTGATTCACCTGAGATTACAACAGGGGTGTTGAAGTCAACGTCAGGCAAAGTCACAGAAGCGTTTGACGAAACATTGTTTTGGTCTGCAACGTCATCAACAACCACGTTAACAGCCACAGGTACGTTCTTACTGCTTCCATCTGTGGCAACGTATGCACAGGACACATTCAACATCACCTTGTTAGAAGACAGGTTCACAGTCACAGAATGACCGTCAACTGTGTGTGATTCCGTTGAATCAGGCACATTGTTGGTTACTGTCGGCTCTGTCGGTGCAACAGGTATTTGTTTCGTCTTACCGTCCAAGGAAACGATGTATTTCAGGTCTGTTATTTCAACAGTACCTACCGTCTTACCATCGTTCAACGTGGCTGCAAGAATAGTCTGCTGTCCTGTTGTGTTGACGTATTTAACTGTAGGCACACCGTCAAACATAAGACCATCGTTACAGGTAATCGTCACAGTTGTGGTTTCTGTGAACGGGTCTTCTTCTGTTGTGTAGGTCGCACCTGTGATGTTATTCTGCGGCTCTGGAATCACTTCCTTAGTATTACCGTCCAATGTAGCAAAACCGCCATAAGAAGCTGTCGCAAGTGTAAACGTTGCAACGTTTCCTGAAACGCTCATATTTTCAGTTGTTCCTTCTGAGAAAGGGTCTTCAGGGTCTGCTCCATAAGTCACGGTCGGTACACCGTCAAAGGTGAATCCATCATCACAGGTCAACGTTATCACGGTATTGCTTCCACTTGTCTTTGTCTTGTATGTGGTATGCGCAACGTTGTTGGTTACGTTTAACGTTGGAACAGGTGCGGGCGTTCCACCACTTGCCTTCACATAACAGTCGGCATCGCCTGTATATACTGACGGAAAACTGAATCTTCTGTGCAGAAACGTACCGTCACTTGTTATTCCTGACTTTTCGCCATTAAGAACAAGGTGGTCTTCTTCGGGTGTAACCTTTGAAAGGTTCATATAAATAGTAACCCATCTGTCGTTATAGAACAACCGTATCTGACAGGCGGCATCGTTTTCCACGAAAGTACAACCGTTAACGGCTTCCGCTTTTATATGACACCACGTTGCACCGTCATTAACAAACGTCTTGTCAGAACCTACGTCAGTACATCTTTCAAAAGTAGTATTGATATTGTATGTAGACATTATCTATTACCTTTAATTGTTATCATAACTATTGAACCATCTTCACTCAGTTCATTCAGGGGAAACGGAATCTTCTGTTTCTGCGTCCTTACATCACAGACAGGCTTGTAATCGCCATCATACTTGTTAGGGGTGTCTGTGGCGTAAATCTCGCCTGTAGCTTCAAGAATCTGTTCCTTGAATGTCATCAGGGAATCACAGGACAAAGACAGAATCGCCTTGTCACCGTCATAGCTTACTGAATCAATAAAGTAATATCTGCCTATTGATTCCACGTAACACATCGTGAAGCCTTTGACCTCACCACGCACGCAAATCTCAGGCGTAAAGAAGTCCATCTGTGAAATCTTTCCTGAGATAGTAACAGGGTCGCCAAGAACCTTGTTTATCTTGTTGCGTTCACCATTATATCTATAAAACTGAATATCCATACTATTGTACCGTTATAGTTACATGACCATGTAAACTGATGATTCCCTGAATTATTGCGTCCACGTTCTGGAATGTGTACTTTGACTTCGATACAGAACCTTTCGCAAGATTTTTTCCAACCAAGATACAACCTTTGGTGTCCTTTGGATAATTACCTGGGTGAATCATTATACCTGTGCGTCCGTTGACTTCCAACAGGAACGGCATCTTTCTGCCGAACATGTTTGAATAGATATATCCGATTCTGTACGTACCTTTGTCAATACAAGGGTGGTTCACATTCTTAGGCGGTTCAAGAGTATCGCATAAGTAAGTATCACCATCATACAGCTTACCAATAGTGTAGTGCTCATTCTGAAATATTCTTTTAAGTACTAACATAACAAATCGAATTTAAAGTAAAAACGGTGGCACACCGTAATAATGTACCACCGTCCAAAATTATGCAACAAAGAACACTACAAAGTTTTCGTTGGTGTCGTTGAAGTAACCGGCATCGAACTTGTAATAGTTGTTGAAGAACTCTGCCTTTGCGTTGTAGTTGGTGGTTACTCGCTTGTCAAGGTTGCAGACACCAAGGGCATCACGGTCGAACATCACACCGAGCACACCACCGATGGAAATATCGTGGTTTCCGCTTGTCTTGATATTGATAGCAGAAGTATGAGCAAAGCCGTAATCCTGACCACTACCTTGCCAAGAAGCAATAGTCTCAGCGTTTGGCAACAGAACCTGTTCCTTGTTGTAGGTGTCGGCATAGAGATAAGCCTGTGCTCCCTTTGCGAAATCAGACAACAGGACTGTGTGCAAAGCGTCCTTTGGTGTGAAACGCTCCTTACCGCCAACGTTGAAGAGTGTAGAGATAGACTGCAAACGGTCTGCATAAAGGCCCATCTGATAAGATGCAAAGCGAATGAAGTCGCCATCGGTCAAACACTTGTCTGCGGTCAAAGATGTGCCCTTTGCCTGATTGTAGAGATACAACAGGTTCACGCAACGTACAGTAGAAGCAGAACCGTAGTTGAGGGTCTTGCCTGATGTAGTGAACTTTGCTGCATCAGCAAACAGGATCTCACCAATCATGTTGTTGATGGTGCGCATGATGAGGGCATCGGTCTTGATAGTCATAGACTTCTCAACTGCTGAGTAAATCATAGACAAGAAGCCGTTCAACTGTGCTGCGCTGCTGAAAGATTCCTTCACCTGACGTTCTGTGATAGAAACAGGAACTTCAAAAGTAACCTTTGAGTTGAAGAACTTTGCAGACACAACAGGCTTGTGGAAAATGTCCTGTTTGTACTCTTGTCCGTCTGTGAGATTCCAAGTGTCGTTTTCGGTAGCTGCTGGAATCTCTGCTGAAATCTTTTCAAGCACAGAACCGAATTCCCAAGCGTCCATCAGGACAGACGGAATCTTACCTGCATAAGGGCGGTTAACGAAAATCACCTTACCGATGTGGTTTACAAGTGATTTCACGTAGTTATCAACTGCACCCTGATTGAACACTTCGTTACCAAGGTCAACAACACCTGTGAGGTCGTCTTTAACGATGTCGGTCTTACCGAGCACCTCACTACTTACTGAATTAATCAGTGTATAAATCTGTTTTACTTCCATAAAATTTAAAATAATTAATTATTATAAATACTTAATGTTAAATAATCAACTAAACTTTTGATGATGTCTTCACGCACATTCATCAGTCTGGCACGATATTCGTCAAGCATAGCCTGTGTCACGTTACCGTTGAAGCCTGTACGTTCTGACGTACCTGATTCCGTTTCTGTGCGGTTTTTGGCGTTTGTCTTGTCTTCTTTGGAATCTTCATTGAAGCCTGTATCGTTGAACGCCTTATCGCTCTTAGTGATACCGTCTGTGTTTGATTCCTGTACCGTCACCGTCCTGTTGGTCGATGTGCTTTGAAGCACAGGTTTCAGGAAATCATACTTCTTTGTGAAGACCTCAAATTGACTTTTGAACGTATCAACGCACATGTCAAGAATCGCACCTGTGTAGTCCTTGCAGTTGGTTTCATTGAATGAATCAAGAACCGTCCTGTTACCGAACTTCACCAAAGCAAAGGTATCGGGATTTGTTGCGTCACCGAATATCTCTGCATAAACTTCGGGGTATCTCTGTTTAAAGATGACCCCAAAAAGTTTATTATCATTTATGAATAATTCTTTGAATAACATAGTCAATACGAATTAAGTTTCTTCTTTTTCTTCTTTTTCTTCTGTTTCAGAAGTTTCTTTCTTTTCTTCTGTTTCAGAAGTTTCTTCTGTTTCGGTCGTTTCTTTGGTTTCTTCTGTTTCCTCAGTTTCAACCTTTTCGATGTCCTTAGACAAAGCCAAGAAGTTTTCATGTTCCAACTTCCAAGAAGAATTTAAGTCCACCCTGATGTCAGTACCGAACATGTCATTCACCTGTGCGAGTGCTTCACGTCTGCTGTTGAGCATATTTTCCACGTATGGCAGAAGAACGTCCACGTTCATGGAAACCTCACCGAGATTCAGGCGTTCACGCTTCATATTGTAGTTGGCGTTCAAGCCAAGTTCGTTGAGCATTGATGCCCTGTAGTACTGCACAAGTTCAACAAGCTGATTTATGTACTGGCTGTTGGAAACACTTGCTGTCTGCAACGAAACACCCTTGAAGAAACTGTTTTCACCGATGACTGAGAAATCACCGTTCAGAATCTTTTTCAGGAACTCGTCTGCACTCTGTTTGGTCTTGTCATCTGATGCGCTTATCAGCATAGTGATTCGGGTCAGAATTGAAGCTGTGTTCAACGAAATAAGACCGTCTGTGTAAAGAACCGCATATTTGCCGATGATAGGCAACAGGCTTTGACCGTTGGTGTCGTTCTTCACAAGAATGCAATCAGAACCGATTCTGAATGTCTTGTTCAACTTCAACCAAGGATTTGCCACGATGTAATCAAGTGGTCGTCCGTATGCGTCCTGTTCACCACCTGTCGAACCTCCAAGGGCATACAGGGCATCGCCTACCTTTGCTATGGCACAGTTACCGTCTTCCTGTAACAGGCGTTCAAGTTCAACCTGTGGGATAGATTCAGGCAGACCGTCATACTTGAACATCGACTGAGTGATAGCCAGAGTATGCTCTATGAAAGACGTTACTGCAACGTCCTTTGTCTTCACCTGTGCCTGATATTTACTGTATATGTTATCTAACTTCTTCATTTTACTAAAGTTTTAATTAACGTACAAAGTTCAGTCAAAACTTTCGTGTTTGCTTCAACTGTGGCACTCAGCTTGTCAGTCTCATCTTTGTGCTTGTCTTCCTGTTTTACCATAAAATAAAACAGGGCGATACAGACCGCAATCGGAAAGCCAACGTTGCTGATTAATGATGTAACTTCGTCCATATTCATAAATATATTATTTTTAAATTTTTGCAAAGATACGAATAAATATTCGTATCTCCGCACGATTTACATTATTTAACACTTAAAATGTTATTCTTAGTACTTGTCATAATATAATTACGGACAATTTCACCGATTTCGTTGCTCTGATAGAACACCTTGTCGGTCACAAAGAAACGTGATACCTTTGCTTCAAGTTCGGTTGCAGAACTTATCAGCTTTCGCTTGTAGTTCGGTCTTCCGTTCATAGTCAGGGAATAAATCAGGCTGTTTTCTGTGTCCTTGATAGGTGTCGTCTTTGCGTGAATGTAGGTGAAACACTCATCGTCAACCTGAATGATGTTTGCCTGTAAGACCGTACCGTTGAACTCTATGAAGTAAGTAAACAGAACGTCTTTCGGCTTGTATTTACGTGGTAAGTGCGGATAAGCCGCCAACTCCCATTTACCGCCTGTAATCATCTGCAAAGCCTCATTCCCGAAACAGAAGTACTTGTTTGACGGTTTTTCCTTTTCCAAGGTGTCGCAATACTCAACCGCCACCGTAGCACCGTCTTCACCGAAACGATACAGGTCGATGTTTCCCTGTGGCATGTTCTGAATGTTGTCAAGACCCATTTCACCAAAGTAAGGACAGAACTTGTTCACGGTATTACCGAGCATGAAGACCCTGACGTTGGAACGGTTTCTGATGATGGTGCTTAGAACGTTCATAAACAGCATAAACTCATCAGGTAAGTAATAACGTCTTGTGATAAACTCATCGAACACCACCGTAGTTATCATCGGATAGCTTGTTGACTTGTCATGTTCCTGTTCTGACAGACAGAAGCCATAACAGAACGGCTTATCGTCAGGGAATCGTTTTCCCTTGTCACGGTCGTAGTAAGACAAGAACCATTTACCCGAAAGATAGAAAACTTCGTTGTACTTGCCTTTCGTCACCTGAGAAACGAAACCGTTTGCCACATGACCTGAGAAAAGCGATTCTGCACGTTTTCCTCTCAGGTCTTCACGCCATCGTCTGACGTATGCACTCTGTTCGCCTGTTTCAACGTAGTTGATAATCATGTAAGCCAAACAGGCATAAGTCTTACCGTTTGAACGTTCACCGAAAATGATATTGTAATCGGCATTCTTTTCCAAGATTCCAGATAAACTGTAATACTTTGGTTTTTTACTTTTTCCAAACATAACTATTAATCTTTAAATTTAATACCCATTAAAAAGTTCAAATACATAACAGACAACGAAAGTGAATAACCGGTAGCTTCAAGATGCACGCCTGACAGTTCGTGGAACTCACATGGTTCACCAAGGTAATCGGTCAACACTCCCTGTTGCTCATAGTCGATATAGGTGTGAATGTTCTTGCCTGTCGCCTGTGGCGGTATTGCCAGGTAGTTGGTGAATGCTTCAAAGATTCCGTCCTGACCGTAGGTTTCAAGTAACCAAGGAACTGCACTTTTCTTGTTCACACCACTTACCGTAAGAGATACAGGGTAACTTTTACCGCCAACGGTCAAAGCGTCTTCTTCCTCAACCATATAGCGTTTAGCACCAAGCGTCTTGAATCTGCTGTATGTGCCCTCAAAGTCCCAAACACCCATCAGCTTGTTTATACCCTTGATGGTCTTTGGTTCAAACAGTTCAAAAGATATTTTGTGATGCTTTGCAGCCTGTCTTAGTTTATATTCTACCATACTGTTATATTCCTTAAAGTACTGTTCGTGCGCCTGACCGTTCTTCAACTTCACGGAATCGGTATCTGAATAGATGTAATCGTCACCACATTCGTAGATGCCTGTAAACAGGTTTCGTCTTGCATAAGCGGTTACGAAGACACCCCAAGGGTAAAACAGGAATCGGTTACGGCTGTCGTTGTACTTGACAAGTGTTTCGTTTATCTCATCTGCTGTCAGGTGGGAAACATCCCAATCACCGTTGTACGTAAATTCGTCACGCAAAGGATTCGTCACACACATGCCATAACAGCTATTCAGCATTTCCTTACTGTTGAGATATTCCACTTCCTTACCTTTCACACCTTTCAGGGTCGTCTTGTTGGCGTACAGGTGAAGAATTGACTTGACGAACTCTGTCGGCAAATAGGCTTTCTTGTAACACCACATGTCAACCACTTTTTCTTCTTCCCAAGTGTAGAACATCTTGAACACATTATAGTCCACGTTGGTTATTGTAGTTACCACCCTGTCAGCAGAAAAGACCCTACCGTTGTTTTCCACCACGTTTTCCTTGTAGAAGCACTTTGAAACAGACAAGGGCGTGTCCTGTACCTGTGAACTCATTATCTTTGTAAATTCGATGTCGAAGACACAACAGTATGCAGACAGGAAAAACTCGAACTGCTTCTTGCTTTTCACTTTCACATGCACGCCCGAACTCATCGGAAACTGCTCTGCAACCATCACATAAGGGTAACTGCTTGTGAAGTCATAACTGCTCACATTTTCGATTACATCGTCTGTGTGATTCGCATTCGCATGTGTGAAGCCACCACTGAATGCCCTTTGCAGCGTATTGAACTCATCAGCACCACTTATGTTCAAATCGTGAATCGTGTTTATGTAAGACCAATTCTGCACGGTCTTCCCGAACTCGTCTTCACAGTACAGACAATGTTTTCTGCAATACTTCCTGACAAAGCCTGTCTTTGTAATCGGTAAATGTGTGATGCCCTTATAACGTTCAATCATTTCCTGAATATAGCACATCACTACTTTTACGTCATTCAGGCAATAACCCATTTCTTTTTCCGTCAGGGGTGTCTGGCTGTGTCGCAACAGGGAATAGTCCAAGTCGCCTACCATCTTTTCGCATTTATACTTCATCAGTTGACCGCCCAACTTAGCCAACGAATAACCTGACAACAGGTAGCTACATCTAAATTCGATTCCTGATTCAGTTATTGCGTAAATCGGTTTTCTCAGGTCTATTGAAAATACCTTGTTCCACGTGAAACGGTTTCTGATAAATTGGAACTCATAAGCCAAGTTGTGAACGTAAACTATTAGTCGTCTGTCTTCTGACAACTGCAAATAATCAGAAATCGTTTCCATCATTTCGGTAAACTCTTCCCATGTGCGCCCGACTATGCAGTAACCGTTTATGCCGAACTGCCAAACATACATACAGGAACACTTTTCCAACTTCACACCCAGTTTCACATACTGCTCATAAGACAGGTAATTGTCACCACTCTTATAGAACGAAGACGTTTCTATGTCAAAGCAAACAGGAATATCAAAGAACTTTTGTTTCTTGTTATTCCCACGCAAACAGGAATCGTCAACCGCCATGTCAAGAACGGCTGTTATGTCTTTTGGTGAATAGACTTCATCATGCAAACAAAAATTCTTTTTCTTTTTCATTATAGTCCGAATTTTTTCAAAGTATTCATTATACTGCTTTTAATGCCGTTGGCATAGTCCAACACATTCTGTGCGTCTTTTTCCAAGTCCTGTTCTATCGTCTGTTCCAGACGTGCAGCGTCTGTTTCAATTTGGTCTGAAACGTCTGCTGCTTCTGTTTCAAGCTCACCTGTGAAGTCCTTGTATCTCATCAGGTACTGTTCCACGAAGTTTTCGTCAGACACAGACAAGAACTTGTCCTGAATCTTCTGTGCCATCAGGTCGAACTCGTCTTCTGTCAGGTCGTAGGCGTCCATCAGGTGTTTGTTGTACTCTCGCACACCTGTGGTGGTCGATGTGGGCTGTCGCAAGAATCCAACAGCCTTTGCATATTCGGCTTTCAGGTCTTCCCAACTGTGCTTCATCGAAAACTTTGTGAAACCTTTGATGTCGCCCTTGTTCAACGCCATAACTGCTGGCGATACAAGCCCCTTTGATTCGATGTTCTGAATACGTCTGTTAGCCTGTTGAAAGATTCTTCTTATCTCGGCTTTGTACTCAGGTGAAGCCATCTTTGCTTCAATGATTCTTTGCTTAATAACCGCTTTGTTGAAAGAAAACGTTCTTCCACTAAAGCCTATCGGATTCATTCCCATAACTTCTTAAAATTAAAGGGCACACCTAAAAGAATAAGTGCGCCCTATGTGTGAACTTCAATTACTTGTTGATGTCAACGAAGTTGATGCCGTAGCATGTCTTTGCGTGTGACTCGTAAGTGTAGATGGTGTAACCTACCTTGCCGTCCTTGATAGCCTGTACGGCTTCACCGTTGGCAAGAATCTCACGGAATGTCTCGCCAAGATGCTTTGGCATGTTGACCAACTTCTTTGCCTGTACGTCAATCACTACAGGTGAATCACCCAGAGCCGAACCGTGAACGTAAAGACCGTTGATAGGGTGAATCTCGTCAGGTGAAGAAGCCTTTGCTACGTCTGACAACTTGATGTACTCATAATCTTTGGTATCAATACCAAAAGAAGTCTTGTTGAATGTGTTACTGAAACTAAACATAATTGATAAAATTTAAATGTTAAACTTATTATAAACTGTATTACTTTTCTGATTCGATTCGGTCAATTAACCACTTTCTGAATCTGTTCACCTTGATAACGGCTTTGTCATCGCTGCACATTTCTTTGGTCTGTAGAAGACCGTTCAATGCAGTCAAAGCGTTAAACAGGTTTTCCTGATAGTCGTTTCTGTCTTCCATCACTTCTGAATTTTAATGTAACCACTGTGATTTACCACCGTGGTGTCCGTTGTTACTATAACTGTGCGTCCTGTTGCGTCAACACTCTGTGAAGTCTTGCAAGAACCAAAGACGCATAAAACTACAAAACTGATAATCGTCCAAAGGACAACTGCACAGGTGGATTCGACCACCTCAACCTTTTCTTTTTTACTCATCGCGGTACTTACTTTTGTGTTCGATAAACTCAGCCATCAGTCTGTTTTCTGACAAGAAGTCAAGAACAATCTGAAACTCTTTCTGTAACTGTTCCAACAACAGGTCGTCTTTCTTGTCCTGTATCAGAACCTCAGACACCACATGTCTTGCATCGAAGACAGTATCGTTGATGGCATTCAGCAAATCTTTCTGCTCATCGGTCAAGTCCTTGCCGATAAAGTCCATGTCGTCGCAAGATTTGCATAAACTCTGAAACACCGTCAAAAGTGCTTTTTCTTTGTTTTCTCTGTCCATATTGCCTAATTTTAAATTAAACTTCATTTTCTGAATCACGGTGCAAAGATACGGCGATTTTTTGAACCCACCAAATTATTTTTGTTAAAATATCTTAATTGACGATTTTTTTCTTTTTTCTCAGTTTTTGCGCTTTTCGGCTTCACCTTATAAAATAAGCCCTGTGCCATTGTAAGACCCTGTGTGGTGTTGTTGCCCACGGGGTCTTTTTTAATGCCCTGTAGGTGGCTTATTTCGCTTCTGTGGCGATGGTGGC